TTCGCGTTGCTCGAATTGGAACAACTCTCCTACGAATTCGAACAACAACATTGGGGCTCGGGGCGTCTGTGCCGACACCGAAACACCGCTCTGGCAACGCTACGGCCTGCCAGGCCGACCATGAAGCATCGTGTGGTCAGCCGGTTCTGTCCTGCTTCGGCAAACACACTAAGGGGTTTGGTATAGCGCCGATTACTGAGAATGGAAAAGCGCGGCCAACATCTATGGGCAAACGACATCGAAATTTATACAAGCAAATCACGTCAATAGGTAACTTGCGCGACGCCTACAAAAAAACGTCTGCAGGTAAGCGCCGGACTTGGGGTTATTTGGAGTGGAAAGAATACGCTGATCGCAACCTGCGAATCCTGCAAGAAGATCTCATTGCCAAAACCTATGAGCGTGGCGAGTACCGTGAATTCACGATATTTGAGCCAAAGCCGCGCATGATTTCTGCGCTCGACTTCAAGGATAGGATGGTGCAGCACGCCTTGTGCAACGTGATTAGCCCAATCTTTGAGAAAGGGTTTCTGCCATATACGTTTGCCTGCCGCCCAAATATGGGGACTCACGCTGGCGTGCGTCATATTCAAAGCCTGCTGCGCCAAACTGGCGCGACGCATTACCTTAAAACAGATTTCTCGAAATTCTTTCCAAGCGTCGACCACGGAATTTTGTACGGTCTCATGGACAAGAAAATTCATTGCGCCGATACACGCTGGCTGCTGCGCCAGATCGTCCCGGAGAGTGGCGTCGGCATTAAGATCGGTAGCCTGTGCAGCCAGCTTGAGGCCAATATCTACGGATCACCTGTAGATCGCTTAATACACCACGAACTCGGCCACCGTCATTGGGCTCGATACATGGACGATATTGTGATCCTTGGCGATGACCCGGCAAAGCTACACGAGACATTTAAGCGTATCGAAGAATTTTCTCTCAGTACGCTACGTCTAAAAATCAGCAAATGGAATGTGTCGCCAGTTAGCCACGGGATCAACTTCCTTGGCTATCGCATCTGGAAAAACCACAAGCTGCTGCGCAAGGCATCGGTAGTTCGCGCCAAGCGCAAGATAGCCAACTTTGTTCGCTTTGACGATATGGCCGGTCTCGATAAGTTTGTTGCATCGTGGCGCGGCCATGCGCGCTGGGCTGATGCTGAAAACCTGTTTACATGGATGGAGAAGAAATATGAACTCGCAAGTTATTAACACGCGTGCCGACCTTGATTCGATCCGGGGAACGCAAGCCCACGCTGATTTTATGGCATACCTAAATGGTTCTATGACGCAGAAAAAGAACGTAGCCATTTACCCAGACGGCTACGGCCAACCAGGTTACGAAGGCGACACCGTCAATCCGGTATGGGAAGAAGTTGAAGACCTGAGCGTGATTGAACAATTCGGCTTCACCAAGGCAGATTTTGCCTAATATCTGACTGTGACCGGAGCGATAAACATGGGTGGAAACTGCGTAACACGCGAAGAAGCAAGGCAGATCGACGACCGCCTGGACGAGATCCTGGCAGAAGTCAGAAAGATCCACGGTGCTTTTCCGCGTACTGGTGATGGTGAAACTGATTTTGACGGACACCGCCAGTATCACGAAGCCATGATTCGCGCAGCAGAAGCCCAGGCCGCCTTCTGGAATGAACTCAAACTCGACGTCGTGAAGAAGGGCGTCTGGGGAGCCGTTGTCATTCTCTGCGGCCTGGTTATTACAGGGCTTGCCGCCAAGTTTGGCCTTAGCCACAACCTTCATTGATTGGATTAGCCATGAGCCAAGCACCTGCCTACAACCGCACAAAGAACTTTCTGGAAAACAATCCGGATCGCACCGACCATGGATCGCTCAATGACGAGCTAGACGCCGTTAGCCAGTCTATCAACGCGCTCCGCGCTAATGCTGCAGAAATCCAGAAGGATGACGGCACGTTGCAGAATGCTGTTGTGTCGCTGATTAACCTGACGGCAGAGTGTATCGCTTCGCTGCAAGTGCCTGGCCCGATTGGCCAGCAAGGCATTCAAGGCATCCAGGGCATACAAGGTATTCAGGGCGAGAAAGGTGACGTTGGCGCATCGTTTGACGCGGACGTGCGCGACATTGCCGCCAATAAGAACCTTTACAACCTACAGCCAAAGGGCTTTGCGTTCCTGGCCATTGATACAGGTCTGCTTTACTTCAAGCTGTCTGACGCCTCTGCCGACTGGTCTACCGGCTACCAATACGGCAAAGGCGATACGGGCGCGACGGGTGCGACGGGCGCCACCGGGGCGCAGGGTATCCAAGGCCTGCAGGGGATCCAGGGCATCCAGGGGATTCAAGGCCTGCCCGGCGCCGATGGCGCTGACGGCGTGGTGACGTCTGTCGATACCGCGACCAAGACGGCTAGCCTTGTCGGCCGAACCAATATCACGGCGCGGCTGGTGGTGAATGCCGGCCAACTAACGATTCTGCTGGCCACTTCGTAAGGGGCAACCATGAACGGATTTACTTCACGCCACAAGACGCTCGGCCAGCTCATGACGGATCTGCGTGCACGCCTGGGTTTCGTGACACAGGGCGCCGCATCGAAGAACAACGATACGATTATCAAGAGCTTTCTGCATGACGCGCACAACTACGTCATGGGCGAGCTGGAGCCGCCAGCCTTGCGCAAGAAAACGACGATCCAGGTTAAGGCTGGTTCGTATCTGTATGACTGGCATAACGACCAGGAAGATGAGCTGATTGATCCGGGTCGCGTAGCGTCGATGTGGATTATTGCGTCGCCGAACTTGCGTCACCCGTTGACGCAGGGCATCACAGAAAACGACCGCAGCCTATCTGACATGCGCGGCCAGCCAGAAAAGTATGACACGCTAAATGGCCAGATTGAGCTGTTCCCGATACCGGAGCAGGATTACGGCCTGCTGGTGGAATATACAGCCAGCGACCATCGCTTTGACCGCCCAAGCGACCGCTGCGCCGTGCCTGACAGTCTGGTATTCCAGCATGCTTTGGCAGCCGCCAAGGCGCATTACCGCCAGCCTGACGCCCAGGTATCTGCCAGCACCTTCCAGAATATGCTCGGCAAGGAAAAGATGCGCCAGCGTGAAAACCGCCGTTACTTTGCCAGCGGCGCGCCAGGTGGCGACCGTGATCCGCAGGTAGCCAAGACGACTGACGGCTATTCGCTTCGGAGCTAACCGTGGCCGCGATTACATTCAACAAATTCGACCTGGGCATTGATCTGCGCAAAGGCGCCTCCGTCTCTGACGCGAACCGTCTGCGCGAAATGAAGAATGCCTACGTCACGACCGGTCTGGCCACGGGCAAGCGCCCAGGGCTATCCAAGGTGGCGACCCTGGAAGCTGGCACGAAAGGCCTGTTTGCCGCCTTTGGCAAGCTGCATACATTCTACGGCGAAGGCACGGTTAGCCACGCCAATACGCTGTTCCAGGCGAACAAGGTGCAGCATTCCGGCGGTGCGCGACCGGTGGCCGACGTGCCGTTTGCCGACGTGTTCAACGCCTACATTTACTGCGCCGTGCAATACGATAACGGATCGGTTGAGCATCATTACCTGGACGGCAGCGCTGCGACGCATATTGCCGATGGTAACTGCCCGGATACCAAGGGCGTCGTTAAGCTGTCATCCAAGCTGTTCGCGATCAATGGCGATACCGTCCGCTTTTGTAAGACGGGCAACCCGCGGGACTGGTCGTCGGCCAATGACGCCGGGTTTTTGCCAACAGGTCTGAACTCGCGTGGCGACCGTGGCGCTAATGCGCTGGGGATCTATCAAAACAAACTAACCGTGCTGATGCGTGACGGTGCTCAGATCTGGACGGTTGACCCTGATCCAACCCAAATGAAGCTCGACGACATTGTCGAGAACGTCGGGACGAGTTTCCCGCGTTCTGTTGCCAACGTCTCCGGCGATCTGTACTTCCTATCGGATTACGGGTTCCGCTCGATCACGACGCTGCAGCTCACAAACAACCTGGCTGACGTTGACGTTGGTTCGCCGATTGATAGCCTGGTGCGCCCGGAAACAAAGACGCCAGGCGTGTTCCCGCGTGCCTTCTACTTCTACGGCACAGGCCAGTACATCTGCGCGATTGGCAACCAGCTATTTGTGTACTCAATCAGCCGGACAGCAAAGATCGCCGCCTGGAGCCGCTACTTCCTGCCGAGCAGCGTGGACGCTTTTGCTGAAATGGGGCAGGAGCTGTATATCCGCTCCGGTGATGATGTATTTAAGCTCGATCCGAATACTTACACCGACGACGGCCTGCAGTTTGAAGTGTTGCTCGACCTTCCGTACATGGACTTCAAGTCACCCGGCCAGCTCAAGCATATTTACGGCGCTGACGTCGTGGTCGACGGCAAATGCGATTTCTCGATCGGCTTTGACGTGCGCGACCAGGATGCCTACACGACGCCGGTGAAGGTGAAGGGCAATACCCGCCCTGGCGGCATGATTCCCGTGGAATGCGCCGGCACGGAGTTTTCGCTTCGTTTCCGGAACTACGACAGCGCCGCTTTCCGCCTGGATTCGGTGACGCTTTATTACGACGTCCTGGGTGCAATGTGACAGAAACAATTATCCGGGACAACGTGCAAACCGCGCCAAAATTGGCTATGGACTTGCATATCTTAACGATCCCGGTAAATCGCGTCGCCCAGAACTGGACGATGGTATCGCCATTTTTGCTGGACGGTCTGGATCGCGGCCAGGTAACACGCCGAGATTACACGCTTGACCAAGTAAAGGCAGCGCTTTGCAGCGGCCTCTGGCAACTGGTGGTCGCTGCAGATGACGACGGCGTGGTTCATGGCGCCTGTGCGATCGAGTTTATTTACCGAGCCAATGACTGCGTGGCCTTTGTTGTAACTATGGGCGGACGCGGCATCGTTGCTGCCGATAACGGCGAATTGTTTTATGAACTGCTCCGCAATTGCGGGGCGACCACGATTGAAGTTGCGTGCCGCGATAGTGCTGCACGGCTTTTCAGCATGGCTGGACTGCAAAAGAAATACACGGTTCTGGAGAAAGCACTATGAGCAAACACTTTGATATGTACCCAATTCGCGCCTTTAGCCCGGTTGGCTTTGGCGGTGGCAAACGCATGACGCTGGAAGGTGGCGGTGGCGGCGGTGGCGACGGCGGCGCCGGTGAGCGCGAGGCGGCTCGGCAAGAGCGTATTCGCTCGGCGACTGACGAGATTAACCGGATCTTTAATAACCAGGTGAAACAGTCTGGCAGCCGCTGGGTTGTTGATCTGCCTGCTGGTTTTGATGAAAACGGCAACCCGGTGCAAGAGCAAGGTCATTACGAGAATTATGACTACTGGGTCGAAGGCGATCCGAACAATTCGCGCAATAAGCTGTATCAGGAACAGAAAGACGCGGTCTACAAGCTCAATACGACGGAAGTCGACCGCCAGGCAAAAGAAGCCGAGCGCACTAATCGCTTCGGATTGGCACGCGCTGGACTGCTGGGTGGCTCGACTGACGTTGACAGCAACGCAGAGCTGAACCGCCGCACCAACGAAGGCCTGCTGCGCGCTGGCGGCATCGCCGATCAAGCGGCTGCTGATCTGCAAAAGCAAGATGAATCAACCCGCGCCAACCTGATTAGCATGGCGCAGTCTGGTATTGACACCGGCACGGCGGCACAAATGGCGCTCAACGGCTTGTCTGTTACTGCCAACAATGCAGCGCAATCACGTTCTGGCGCTACGGTTGGCAGCCTGTTTGACGATCTTTCGCAAGCCTATCTGACGAACCAGATCCTAACCGGCCGCAATGCTGCGTTAAATGGATACCAGAACAATCAGTTTATCGGTACTCAAAACGCACGATCGGGCGGCACGCAAGGGACTGTAACGCCAGCGAACTAAGGAACTGATATGACAGGAACCGCCATCATCGAACGCGAGGCCGCCAGAACGGCGGTCTCTGTTGGTGCGCCAAGTCTCCCGGCTATGTCGCAGGAGAGCATCGACAAGGTAAAGATGATCGAAAACCTGTCGCTACAGTTTCTGGCGCAGGTCGACCTGCCTACCGCTAACCTGATTCACGGCGGCATGTATGCGCGGACGTTGCACATGCCGGCCGGTACTGTGCTGACTGGAGCGCTTCTGAAAGTGCCGACGGTGCTGATTGTCTCCGGAGACTGCGCCGTCTTTATCGGCGAGGAAACCATTGAGCTGCGCGGTTACACGGTGCTGCCTGGTAGCGCCGGTCGCAAGCAGATGTTTTACGCGCACACCGATATTGATATGACCATGCTGTTTCCGACCAACGCCAAGACGGTGGACGAATGCGAGCGTGAGTTCACCGACGAATACGAACTGCTGATGACGAACCGGATGACCGACGTCACGACGCTGATTACAGGAGAATGACATGGCAGGTGCAGTTAGCGCAGGAACAATAGCATCCTATGCCGCCCTAGCGGCGATGGTGGCTGGCGCCGCCATTCAATACCAGGCCAATACAGAAGCACAGGAGCGCCAGCAGGCGCAGATCCGTCGCTCGTTGGAAAACCAGGAAAAGCTACAGCGCGAGGCCGAAAAGAAGGCCATGAATACAGCGCAGAAATTTAATCCAAAAGACCGAATGGCGGAGCAGGCGGCATTGGAGGCGCAGATTACAGAAGGCCTGCTGGCGCCTGTATCTGAAAGCCAGACTATTCGCGCCAGCCAGCAGACAACTCAGGGCGATGTATCTGGCGACTATACGACGGCCAAGGCAGCGTCTGACGCGAACGCATTGAAGGCTGCGGACACTCTGGCACGACTGCTCGGCAAGACGACGTCGGCCAGCCGGTTACGCATGAATGAGGGTATCCGCCTAATGGATACCGGCATGGCGCTAGATCAGCTCAACAGTTTTTCCAAGGGGCAGCAGGGCGCCGACTCGATCGCGATTCAACAGGCAGGATTAGTTGATCCGGGCAAGGTTCTGGCTGGGCAACTGCTTTCAGCGGCAGGTAGTGCCGGGATGATGTACGGCGCTGGCGCTGGCGCAGGCGCCAAGGCTGGCGCAGATGGCGTAGCGGCCGGTGGCGGCACGGCTGACTTCTGGGGTCTCGAAGGCGGAATCCGCGCACCTGGCGGTTAAGGAGAAGGTTATGGCGAACTTTACGATTGACGGTGGCGCGCAAGGCGCCGTGGCACTTGGCCAGGGGATTGGCAGCGCTATCAAAGCGGCGGCGCTGGCAGACCAGTACAAGAATGACGCGTATCTATCAACCATGGGCAAAGTGAAGAACATGGAAGAAGCGCGTGGCCTGCAGATGACAAACCAGCATCGCATGAATGTTGACGCAGAGCTTGAGCGGACGCCTGATATTTCTCCGTTCCGCCGCGCCCAAATGATTGCCTTCAAGCTGGCTGGGCCACAGTACATGCACAACTTTTCCAAGTCCGGGGAGACCGAGCAGGGCATTGAACATCGCGAGGCGATTATTCAGAATCCGGCGCTTGCCCTGCCAACCGCACAGGCGCATTTTGCGACCAGCGGCAAAGCGCCGTTTAACAACGTCTCCGATACCGGTTACTCGGTTAACCAGATGACGGGTGAGCAGGTGATGGCTAACCCGGCTATGGCCAAGCTATTCGGCGCCACAGAGGGCGCTCTAGCAAATGATCGCAACGCCAGCGCTGGTGCGCACGGCGCCCGTGCCGATCGCATTCGTAGCGGCCTAGACCATACGGTTACGACGTTAGATGCTGACGGCAAACCAATGGTGACAGCCTTGCCTACCGGTGGCGGCGCTGTGACTATTGCGCCGGCCAAGCAAACCAGCAGCGGCGTCGATGCGACGAACGCCAAGGCTTATAACGCGCTCGTTACTCAAGTCGAGAAGGATTTGCCTGGCGCCAAGCCAGAGAAGATCCAGGCGGAAGTCGAGTCGCGCTGGGCGCGTCGTGCGCAGCCTGGCGGTAACAAAAATCCAGCGCCTGCACCGGCAGCGCCCACAATGGAACCACAGATCCCTGCGGGTTATACCTATGCCGGCAAGGATAAAAAGACCGGCAAGACGGTCGTCAAGGATGCCAGCGGCAAACAATACATCATGGAGTAAGGCATGGCGCTCAAAGAGTTTTCCGGGGAACTGATCCAGGAACCTAAGCTCAAAGAATTTTCCGGAGAACTTGAGGCGCCAGCAAGCCAGGACGGCGGTTACGTCAAAGCCTATAAGGCACTCTGGGGGAAGCTCGTCCCGAATGGCAACGATCTGCGCGATGTTGCTGCAGCCACGCTTAAAATCGGGCCAACTGCGCTCAAGGGTATTGGCGACCTTGCACAACTGGCAACCGGCGGCAATTACGGCGGCGGCATTTCAAAGTCGATGGAGGAAGGCATGCAGGCAATCGACGAGCTTGTCGGATCGCCAGAGCTGCGCGCCCAAAAGCAAAACGTCAATGCCGTACTGAATGATCCGACCAAAGGCATGGGCGACTTAGCCTCTGCCGTAGTACAAAACCCGCGTGCCGCAGTCGATGCTGGCGTTTCAACCATTGGATCGCTGTTCGTGCCAGCAGGTGCGGCCAAGGCAGTAACGCTGATCCCTAAGCTGGCCAACTCCGGAAAGGCGGCAACGGCCGCTGCTGTTGGCACAGGTAGCGCTATGAACGCCGCCGATACGTTTACCAGCATTGACTCGCCAGAACTGTCTGACAAGTACACCGGCGCAGCGATTTCTGGCCTGACGTCGCTGGGTGTTGGTGCATTGACCGGCGGCGGCGCAGAAGGCCTGATCGCCAAGAAGATCGCCAATGACCCGACGTTGCGCCAGGCGGCAAGCAACGTATTCTCACGCCTGTTTGCGCAGCCTGCTAAGACAATGGCCAAGGAAGGCCTGCAAGAAGCTGGCGAAGCTGGCGGCAACTACGCCGGCGAGATTGTCGGAGACGGCAAGGATTTCAGCGCTAACCAACTTGGCAAGCGCATGGCCTACGAAGGGGCGCTCGGCGCGATTCTGGGCGGTGGAGTTGGCGCTGCAACCAATACAGGCAAGACACAACCGCCGAACATCACGATCGTTGGCAACCCGTCGCCGGTGACTAACCCTGACGCTGCGGCCAATGTGGCTAACCTGATCGCTGGATCGGCCACGATGGACAGCCGACTCAAGCCTGTGCCAGACAATATCGAGCTGGTTGATATGCCGCAAGCTCCGGTGGTAACGCCGGATGCTCCGGAGGTATCGGCACAATCTCCGGTGATCCCGCAACAAGATCAGCCGACTGATCTTAATGCGCCGGAAGACAAGATCCTGCAGAACCGCAACCGCGCCACGCCGTCGTCGATTGCCCAGATGACCAGTATTGCGGCCGCACCGGATTACGGACGCCTGTCGTTTTCGCGTGACTTCGCCAATGGTGCGCCCGTTGTTTATGGCGGAACGATCCCAGGCGCGCAGCTCGGCGCATCGGATGTGGCGGTGGCCAGCGATGGTCGCCGTATACCGATCCAGTATGCCGTGGTTGACGCGTCAGAGCTTCTTGCGTCGAATAATGCGGACGGCACAGCCAATGCTGCCTATGACGACCAGGCTGTTGACGCAACCCGTGCGATTGCAGGTAACGGACGGATTGCCGGACTACAGGCCGCATACGGCAAGAACACGGCAGATGCCTACCGCACGGAGCTGGAGGCCGATACCTTGCACGGTATTGATCCCCAGGTAATTGCCGGTATGGCCAACCCAGTACTGGTGCGCGTCATGCCGCAAGAGAGCGTGACAGCCGACATTGGCGACGTTTCAAATACCGTCGGCAACCTTGAGCTGTCGCCTGTCGAGCAAGCTAACAACGACGTGCAGCGCGTCAACCTGGAAGCGCTGTCATTTGCCGATGATGGGTCGGTGACGCCGCAGGCTGTACGGCAATTTGTGCAGGCTATGCCCCAGGCAGAGCAAGGCAGCCTGCTCGATACCAACGGTCAGCCGACGAAACAGGCCGTCGATCGCCTCAATGCCGCGATCTTTGCCAAGGCCTACAACAATGACAAGCTGATCCGTCTTTATGCCCAGGCACAAGACGCCGAGGCGCGAGTAGTGCTGTCGGCGCTTGCCCAGGTAGCGCCCAAGATGGCACGACTGGAAGGCGCTGGCCAACTGGATATTCGCCAGGCCGTAACTGACGCGGCCGAGATTGCCGTTAATGCTCGACGTAACGGGCTATCGATTACCCGCGCCGCGCAGCAGGTCGACATTACCGCCGACCCTAATGTGGTTGAGGTGCTGACGCTGTTTGCTGCAAATGTGCGCAGCAGCAAGGCTGTGGCCGAGGCGCTGGGTCGCGCCGCAGATTTTGCGTATAGTGAAGCCATTAAACCCGCCGAAGACATGTTTGGCGAGGTGCCAAAGGCGTCGCGCCAGGAAGTCTTTAATCAACTAGGAAATACAGATGAACCCGCAAGCACGCAAGATTTACCGGACGCCCAAGGGGCAGGCGGTGTTTCGCAAGATCCTGCACGCGCAGCCGTTTTCTCCAGAGGACAGGGAGACGCTAATGGCGCTGGAGAAGGCGGATCCGTCAACGATACGACAGCCCGGCAAGATGCAGCCGACTACGGACTCGACAGCTACACCAACCGAGACATCGTCGAGCGACTAGATCGCATTGAGAAGTCGCAGAAGGAAGCGGCCGAGCGCGCCAAGGCCGAGGAAGCCAAGCGCCAAGCCGACCTAGAGCGCGAGACGTTCGGCCTGACGGGTAGCGAAAGCCCGGTGGATCGCCTGGAAGCACAAGGACAGGGTCGACTATTCCAAGCCGCAAGCGCGTACAATGATCCAAATTATGTCGAACAAAGAGACCTTTTTCTCGATTACGGACCTGTCGAAAGCCAGGATACACAGGGTGGAGAAACTGCCAAACGGCAAGCCAGTACCGCCCTGGACGACTTACACGCCTCCGGCTCCGTACTTGGCAAAGCCTTGTCGCGTGATTACGCTGCCAACCAGCGAGTCTCACTCGTTGGACAGCGAATCGACTCAGCCGCAGACTTAGCAACGCTGGCGCAGGTCTATCGCGACCCACGCTTTGAAACATTCCGTCTAATCTTTGTTAATGATGCTGGGCGAATTGTCTCGCAGCTCGGCCTCACTAGCCGGTTGCCGACTTCGGCGCAGGCTATTGTCGGCAATGACTCTGACGCCTATCTAAGCGAAGTTTCCACGATCGCAAAGCAGCGCGGCGCAACGCGTTTCTGGATGCTGCACAACCATCCAAGCGGGAAAGCTCGGCCAAGCAGCGCAGACTTAGGCCTGACTCGACTGTTTACAGAAAAGATGCCAGGCCTAACTAATAACGGCCACGTTATCATCGACACCAACGAATACGGATTTATCGACCCGTTTGCGACCGGCGAGTTTGACGTGCGGTTCAAAGACTTTGGCGCGGTCGAGCCAATGACGGCAGGCGAATTCACCGGGTTTAAGATTACTGACGCCGAGAGCGTCATGGAGCTGGCAAAACGAATCGACGTTGATGCCGACGCTGTAACGCTGGTGGCCGTTGACGCACAGTTGCGCGTTCAGCGGATCACAACGGTCCCCGTGGCGCTGGTTACTGAATCCAATGCAATCAACCGCCGCACCTTGCTCAAAGAGACGCTATCGGGCAACGGGTACTTTATATTTGCCGTCGGGCGAAATATGCAGGCCGTCGAACGTCTCGGACGTTTTTCGATTGATGGCGTTCACGTCGACGACGATGGTGCGCTGACTACGCTGACAAGCATTGGTCGCGGTGGCGAGTTTGATCTGTTTCCTAACCAGCGACGCCCACGCGTAACACCAGACACCGGCAACGAATTTGACTACCTGCGCCGCGCACCGACAGCACAAGCTATGGCGGCAGTGCGTGAAGACGAGGCAGACTTTGGGCCTGTGTTGACGCAGTATCGCGGCAACGCGCAAGGGGCGATTCAAAAGCTCCTTGAGCTGCGCACAGGCGACGCCGAGGCGGCGCTGTCGCACCCTGATATTGGCGACATTGACTTGATTTATGGCAAAGAAGGCGATCCAAAGTACGACTATCGCGATGGCTTTGGCCTTGGCAAGATTGCCAGCAAACACCCGGAAGTCTTAGGCGACCTGCAAAGCATCATCGCCAGCATGCGCGTAACAATGCGCTCAGAGAACCGGGTAAACCTGGAGTCAGATACACACAAGGGCGCGGTGCGCTTGGAGTGGAACGGCCAGCGCAAGACGTGGCTGCTGACGGCGTTCGAGAAGGTGGCAGACGGCGCCAGTACGAGGACAGACACTACTGGACTTTCTGGCGAAGGTGACACAGCTCGCTCCGCCGCCGCTGCTCCTTCCATTGTAAATGATAACGGCAATAACGCAACCTACGGCGTAGGCCGATCTTCGACGAACAGCGATGGCCGGCCAATTCACCATACAGCGGAAGGAGTCCGCAATTTTTGGCGATGGTTTGGCGACAGCAAGGCAGGCGTTAGGGTAAATTCCGAAACCGGGCTGCCGGCTACATCGTCAAAAGAAACGACATATTTTGTTCCATCGGTTATGTACCACACAACTCGCAACGACTTTAGCGAATTTGAAATTGGTCGGATAACAGCGAACAGCGGCACTTTTGGAGACTGGGAAACCTATCGTTCCGCTATCTTTGTAACGCCTGAATTGGAAGCGTCTCAGGCTTACGGAAAGACTGGAGGAAAGTTTGACCAAGGGGCAAACGTAATGCCTCTGTATGCAAAAGCCGAAAACCCGATTGATCTGACCAGCAACTACCTGCCGCAATATTTACGAGATCAACTAGAAGAAGCTGGTGCACCGGCGCGTTTGCTGCGTGACTTTGGCTGGGCTACATTTGATGACGCAGATGGTAAGGCTTTTGTAAACGCAGCTAGAGCGCTCGGCTATGACTCCGCTATCTTCAACGACGAGAATCCTAGCACCGGAGAATCGTTTGAAGCGTGGGCGATTTTCTCCCCAGAGCAGATCAAATCCGCTTCCGGTAACAACGGAAATTTTGATCCCAAAAACGCGAGCGTGGTACGTGAAGATGCTGCGCAATATGGCAATAATAGCCCGCAGGAAAGCATGAACCTGCCGGCGCCAGGGCCGCGTTTTGACCAGATCCGCACCCGCGACTGGGTAAAGACCGAACGCGGCGCGACTGGTCGGCGCCAGTATGTTGCCGGACGCAAGCTCTGGGATCGTGCCGCTGGCTACGCCAATGAGTACCTTGGCAAGCTCAAGCTGGCCGATACGAAACCTGGCGCCTTCAAGGAAATGCTGCGCCAGTTCAACGTGGACAAAACCAAGGCCAGCCAGCAGGCTAAGCGTATTGCCGAGGCAGGGAAAGACCTGACGCCAGAGCAGCGCAACCTACTGTCGGATCTGATCGAGAAGCAGTCCGCGCTGGGCGATGTGCCGCCGCAGGAAATGGCCGATCTGGCCGCGACAATTGTGTCGGCGCTGGACGTGCAGGCACGCGAGCTGGTTGATCTGGGAATGCTGTCGGAAGACCGTCTGGTGAAGAATTACCTGCCGCGTCTGTATAAGAGCGGCCTGGCCGGTATGCTCCAGAACCCGACGCTGATGCGGAGCTGGTTCACCAAGGCGCGCATGCGGATCCGAGGAGACCGTTTGAAGTCTCGCGGTATGTTTGCGGAGATGCCGGTGTCACAGGTTGAGCAAGCCAAAAAGCTGGGATGGAAAGTCTCCGGCATGATGGATGGCGCACCGCTGCCGGACGACCTACTCAAAGGCATGGAGACAGACAATATCCCTGGCAAGTATGCTGACGCAAAGATCGTCATGTGGCGCGACTATACCCAGGATGAGCGCGAGCAGATGGGTGAGATTCGCGACGGCGTGCTGCGCTATGCGCTGGGATACGTTGAGACCCAGAAGGATATTGCGATTGGCCGCTTGTTTAAGGCGATTGCCAGCAATTCTGACTTGGCCAAGGATCACAACCCAGGCGGCTGGGTGAAGGTGCCGGATCAAGAAATCAAGGGCGCACCAGGAACAAAAGCCTATGGCGTGCTGTCTGGCATGTGGGTCGAGCCGCAGGTGGCCGATTCGCTCAAGCGCAATACGCAGCCCAAGGGCGTGCTGATGGCCGCATACGACAAGGCGCTGTCGTTCTGGAAGGAAGGAAAAACGGTTTGGAACCCAGTTGCCCATGGCAACAACGTGGTATCTAACCTGTTCACGATCCACTTTGCCGGTATTAACCCAGCCAACCCGAAGGCGTGGCGTGAGACGCTGCGCGAGTACCGGATCAAGGGAGAGTATTACAACGAGGCGCTGGATAACGGCCTATTCGGCAACGAGTGGGCAAACGCTGAGATCCAGGAGCTTCTGCTGCCAGACTTTGCCAACATGACAAGCCTGGAAGACGTGGCCGCCAGCCGCGTTGGCAAGGTGATCGAAATAGCCAAGAAGGCAGGCAAGCCGGTTGCGTGGTATCGCGAGAAGATGCAGAAGGCTTACGAGTTTGAGGATCAGTTCTTCAAGCTCATGCTTTACATTGACCGCCGCAAGGCCGGCATGGATCCGCAGGCTGCGATTACGGACGCCGAGCGATATGTCTTCAACTACGCAGATATGCCGGAAGGCGTGGAGCGCATCAAGCGTGGTTACGCACCATTCTTTGCCTACACATATAAGGCGATCCCGATGGTGCTGCATACCGCCATGACGCGCCCGGATCGCATGCTGGCGCCAATTGCCCTACTGGGTGGCGCCAACTGGCTGGCGTACATGATTCTTGGCGCTGACGAAGACGACGAGCGCAAGGCTATGCCGGAATACCTGCAAGGCCGCACATTTATCGGAACGCAGAAGGGCGTGCGGTTGCCGTTCAATATCGACGACAAACCAGCATTCTTAGATATGAGCCGACGCGTACCGCTGGGCGACCTGTTCGACATCAACAACCAGACAGGCGGATTACCGATTCCGGCGCCGATGATGCCGAGCCACCCGCTTTTGGCTGCAACTGTTGCCGTGCTTTATAACCAGGACACCTACACTGGGAAAGACCTGGTGAAGAAATCTGATACAGGCTGGGAGGCAGCGCAGGCTCGCGCCGGTTATCTAACCAAACAGTTCACGCCAAACGCGCCATTTATCCCTGGCAGCTACAACTTTAACAAGCTGGCCGACTCGATGGCCTACGCGTTTGATACGGAAATCGGCCCATATACCGGTTACACCAAGGGCGGTGATCCGATCAGGATGGGTACGGTATTACCTGACGTTCTGACTGGTACGAAGATCCGCAGCTTTGACGTTGATAAGCAAATGGCCTACAAGAACGCTGACCTCAACAAAGAGGCGCAAGAGATCCGCGCAAACATTCGTGCCGCCATGAAGAACAAGGCCATGAGCGAATCGTCGCGTGAGCGCTACGTTGAAAGCCAGCAGGAAAAGCTGCAGCGCCTTGGTGAGCGCCGCGTTGATCTGAATAGCGATTAACGGCGATACGCCAAATAAGTGCCGTAGGAGCTTTGCCACGATGCCACCGGTGAATAATTGCCGGTGGCATAGGCATTGCTGCAGGCCATTTCAAGGCTGTCTCGCCAGTCGTTGAAACGCTGCTCCGTCATCAATCCTTGTTCGTAGTGTTTTGCAAGGTTCATATACCGCTCGGTGCATGACGCCTCGATCTTATTGATCTGCCCGTATTGCACGCCGGCCAAGTAGTCGCGGCGCAGCTTCTCTGACAGTTTGATCTGGCCGTTTCCGTACTCGCTGGCATTCGACGCCATTTGTGCGTTATAGGCGTCAGCGGCTTGGTTTTGGCGGATCGTAGAACAGCCAACCAATAGCGCTACGGATAGGATTGCGACGGCGATTCGTTTCATGATTGTTTCCTTTCCTGACACTATACAAAAATCCGACGCTGCGTGCGCGCAAAGCCAGAATGGGATCTATTGAACGCGGGAGGCGTATGGATTTCGACAAGGCATTTGAACGGGTGATTGGCCACGAAGGCGGATACGTCAACGATCCGCGAGATCCGGGCGGAGAGACGAAATACGGCATCAGCAAGCGTGCCTACCCAGACCTTAATATCAGCGGACTGTCGCTGGTTATGGCTAAGGCGATTTACCGCACAGATTACTGGAACAAGCTGCACCTGGACGAGCTGCCGGAATGCGTGCGATTCGATCTGTTCGACGCCGCTGTCAACTCCGGCGTTAGCGCTGCCGCTAAGTTCTTGCAGCGTGCCGCCGGAACGACTGCTGACGGAGTGATTGGCAAATTGACGATTGCTGCCGCCAACAGCATTGATCCATACACGCTGGACAAGCGCCTGTCTGGATACCGCTTGCAATACCTGTGCGACTTGCCTGTCTTCCCGACGTTCGGGAAGGGGTGGGTGCGTCGCGTTGCGCTTAACTTGATCGAGGACTAAACCATGGATCCAATTACCATTGCCCTCGCACTTGGCCAGTTCGTTCCGGCCATTACCAAATGGATTACCGGTAGCGACAAGGCTGCCGAAGTGGCCGAGCAGGTCGTCGGTATTGCCGAGACCGTTACCGGAAAAAGCGGCGGCGATGCTGTGTCGTTGCTCAAGGCCGACCCGGCGCTGGTGCTGCAGTTCAAAGAGCGCGTCATGGAACGCCAGGCCGATCTGGATAAGCTGGCCTACGGCGACACGGCAAGCGCCCGTCACATGCAGGAAATAGCGCTGCAGCAGGACGACCTGTTTTCTAAGCGCTTCGTCTATTACCTGGCAACAGGCTGGTCGGTGTTCACCTGCGTTTATATCCTGATCGTCTCTGTTGTGTCGATCCCTGAGAACAGCGTCCGCTTTGTTGACACGGTGCTGGGATTCCTTCTTGGAACGGTAGTCGCGACGATCATTCAGTTTTTTCTTGGCTCCAGCATTGGCAGCAAGTCGAAAGACGCGCTCGCCGAGCTTTTGGCTATGCGGAAGTGAGCAGTACCGCCGACACATCATTGAGCGCGTCGATGCGACCTGGGCGGCAATGCAGGTCGGACGATTCCGGCCGAGCGGAGCGGCCAAACGCGTATCCGAAACCGCAGCCCCCAGCGCGCAAGCGTAGTCGGATGGGGGCATTTTTACGATAAAAAACTGCATGATTGAAAATCGCCTGTTCTAATGAAATCAATGGGTTAATCGTCAACAAACGCAATTTCAATCATGCACTTTTCGTAGCGTAACTTGCTGATTAGACTACAAAAAAAAGCCATCGTCGCCTTGGCTACGAACCAAGGGGTAGGGAGTTCGAATCTCTCCGAGCGCGCCAGAATTCAAGGCCTCCAGCAATGGAGGCCTTTTTCTTTGCATAATTGAACAGCGATTGCATAATTGAAACGGGGTTAGCTGGCACTCTTTACCGGCTCGACAACCTCTGCCTTGCGTCGGTAAATGCGCTTCGTAGTGGATGGGCTGGCGTGCGCCAGTAGTGCCTGCGCATGCTCTAGTGACTCTGCATCGGATCCGGCTTTGGCGCGCAGATCGTGTTCGGTGAATCGTTCCGTTACCTTGGTTTCTGCCAGTAGCCGATCCATGAAGCGCGCCCACATATTCTTCCAGCCGTCGGCGCGTCCGTTCGTCTCGTTGTAGTAGCCCGTTCCCTTGCGCGTGCAGAATAGGAACGGTGACAGGGCAGGGCGTGCCGCCTTGGCCATATCAACCGCAGCGCGTAGCTCTGGCGTCCAGGTGTAGATCGTGCGCTTCTGGGTGGAATTGGCGACCTTATGCCGGGCATTGTGTAACCCGTCTTCCTTAATGTCGGACATGGTGATGCGCAGAATGTCGCCGCGATCCATGGCGGTAATGATCTTGAGTTGTATATACGCCTGGATGGCCATGATGCTGCCCTTCTTGCGCTGGCTGCCGAGTTTCATGCACTCGTCGATCTCCCAGTCTTCGACGTAGCGGTCGCGTGGCTTGTTGCCCTTAACCTCCAGCTCGCCCTTGAACGGGTGCTTGTCGATCCAGCCCCACATGACGGCCTGGGTATAGGCATGGCTCAGGACTTCGATCTCGCGCTGGGCAACCGTGAGGCCGCCGCGCTCTTTTCCGGTGGCTTCGTCTTTGACTTTGACCCGGCGGCGCTCGATGTACTGATACACATGCTTTGGCTTGAGCGCGCCGATTGGCATGGCGCCGAATACGGCCTTGAGCTGGCGCACAAAGCTGGCATTGGTCGCATGGCTGACGACGGCCTTTTCTGGAACGATCTTGATTAGGTAAGCGTCAAGCAGTTGGCCGATATTGTTGGATGCGTCGTTGGCGTCGATGCGCTTCGACCATTCGCGATAGGCGTCTGCCAGCGACTTGCCAAGGCGGAACAGACGTTTGCCGTCCCATAATGATTCCAGCCCCATGGGGACGCAGTAGTAATACGCCCCGTGGCTGATCGTCCATCTAGCCGGTAGACCGGCGTTTTCTGGTTTGCGTTTCCTGGCCATGATGATTCCCCGATATGCCTGCCCAGTTTGGTTCGTTGGCTGAGCTGGTTCTATTCTCTGACTGATTGGCGCCTAGCGCCACTTCAACATGCGTCCTTAAAACGGCGACTGTGCCGTCTGGCCGGATTCTGTGTTCGATGCCCATAAACCGAAGCGCCCTTACTTGCGCGCTCGATCTGGTGCGGTGTGTCAATGACTCAAGCTCCGACCGATCAAGAACCATTGCGTGTGTCATGTTGTTGCCTTTCCTGCTTTTACGCCTGCTGTGTATGCCTTGCGCATCATTTTGCGTAGTGCCTCAATTTGCTTTTGGTTAATGTTGCACAGCTCAGAATCAATCTTTGCCCTGCGCCAGAATTCAGTAAACGTCACTTATCAATCCCTTGCATTAGCGCCGCATATTCAAGATCACGCGGCCTATTGCAGTCTGCGCACCCTGGATCTGTGTCCCATAGGTAGAAGCTACGGCAGCGCTTGCTGGTAACGCTGACGATAAACACCGGGACGATTTCAAACCGGCCGTCTTCGTAGAACTTACGCTGCGGCGCCCAGTAACCGTTTGGCTGCAACGGCGATGCGTTAACGCTATTGCAGCCGTATCGGAACCCGTCTTTCTGCCGGGTCTTTTCGTGCACCGGATGGTCAACGACTGCCACGGCTTACCTCTTTGACGTAGGCGACGACGTTGCAGATACCGACGATCACGGCAACACCCGTGAATATCCAGACAATCACAACGGCGCCACCGATGATTTCAACGACCAGGCCTTTGAAGGCGGTTTCCGCGAAGCTCATAATTAAAACGGAATGTCGTCGTCAAGGTCGCCAACGGTGGCGCCTTCGTTCTGCGCACGTTGCGATGCCTGGCTGTGGTTGCCATCCTGGCGGCCGCCCAGCATCTTCATTTCTCCTGCCTGGATCTCAGTCGTGTACCGATCCTGCCCGTCTTTGTCTTGCCACTTGCGGGTTTTGATCTTGCCCTCGATGTAAACCTGCGAACCCTTCTTGAGATACTGGCCGGCCACTTCCGCCAGTCGTCCATAAAAGACGACGCGATGCCACTCGGTAGCCTCTTTCTGCTCGCCGCTGTTCTTATCCTTCCAGGTTTCGGTCGTTGCCAGGCGGATATTGGTGACAGCGTCGCCGCTGGTGGTGTAACGCGTTTCTGGGTCGGCGCCCAGGTTCCCGATCAGGGAAACTTTATTGAGTGATGCCATGATCTTCCTTTGTCAGTTTTCTACTAATCCATTAACAAATTAGTAGGAATGGGTGGGGTACTCGCTGCGTCCGTTGCGCTGCGCTCGGAACCCCAAGCACGCGGCATCCGCTTTCCCCCGTTGATCGTTATGCTGCTTCCTTGAGTCCATAGACGCGCACGACGCGAGCGTGTGCCGCTGGGTGGTGCGCCTGGTCGTACCCGATTGGTTTCAGCTCCTTGCACTTGAGGACAGCGCCCCATGCGTTTGGATGCACCCCTTCCGGGAGCTGAACTTTCTCGCGTACATCGTTGATCGTGACCTGGCCGTGGGTGCGAGCGTGGTTAATTGCCTCCGCCCTTGCTTCATCCAGCCAGGCCTTGCGTGTTGTCTCAAATAGCGACAGCGCTGCGTCTCGCAACTGGCGCCCTTGTGTCAGTCCGCTCATGCAGCCTCCAGGTTGAAAGATTCTTCCGGAACCGGGTATGGCATTTGCGCAAACGTCAGGCGCTTGTGCATAGCGCGGGTGCGCTCAACGTCTTGCGCGCAGTATTCTGCGACTTCCTTGATCTTGCCGGAGCGGACGTAGTCCCATACCTTTGACCCGTCCAGGTCGCCTTTGCCATCCAGTCCAAGCGCTTCACAGACTTTATTCATGCTGGCCTTGCCGCGAATGTCGCACGCCCAGCGCGTCATAGTGTCAAATACTTTGTCTTCCCATGGCTTTGCCGTGAACGGAATCGCTGGATGTGGCTGCATGCCAAGCACGACGCTGCGCTGGAAGATAAAGCGAAGATCGAACCCGGTGATGTTGTGGCCGATAAAGCACAGCGGCACGCCGCGGCCTTCGTCGAATACGTCTCCGATCCATTTCTTGAAATTCCATAGGATCTGCTTTTCAGAACCTGGATCCATGTAATCGTTCTGGTAAAAAACCAGCGGCACGCGGTCGTCAACGGCTGCGCCAATGACAGCAATCTGGCCTGCTGCTCCGTCAAACGACGTGGCGCGATACTTGTCTTCGGCGTCTGCTAGTGCCTGCTCACGAATTGCCTGTGCTTTGACCGGCATATCGTTCTGTATCCAGGCGTCGATGGTTTCCTGCTTCTTGAGCGATGCCGGTGGTTTTAGCGCAGCGACTTCGCGCTCTGCTTGCTCGCTAGCCTCGGCGACAAGCGCTTCAAAGTATCCGGGCTTTTGGCAAGGGATGGTTTCAATGTCGAGATAAATGTGTCGGATCATGGCTATACCTGCGGATTGAGTTTAAGGGTGTTGGCTGCTGCTACCCGTGCGTCGCGCTCGATAGCTGCCAGCGTTTCTGGCGACAAAAACTGCATGACCTCGATCTTGGTTTTGTCGTCGTAGGTAAGGACGGCGCGATTGCGCTGGCCGTCTGGTGCGAACCTATCGCTACCGAAGCTCATAAAATCGAGTTTCATGCTGCCTCCTTCGTGGCGGTCAATACTTCTTTAGCCACTTCATAAGCCGCCTGTATAGTAGTTGCCTGCTCATTGCTGGCGCGCTTCATCGCAGACTGGTAGAACTTCTCAAGCTGCTCAACCGTGTTTGCGCTACGCATGGCCTTGATTGCTGCGGCTTCATCAAGCTGTGCAGGCTGGTTGTTAGCTGCCGCTGGTTTGCTTTTTGGCGCGACTTCGTGGGTGTGTGAGTCGGCGTCGTTGTCGCCTTCGGTTGGGATAGCAAACGCTTGCATTGCTGCGTATTTGTAGGCAGCGCTCATTGCTTTATTGGTAGCCTTATCTGCGCTATCCATCGCCTCGCCAAACGTGCGCACCGTATGTTTGCTGCCGTCTTCTGCAGACACAAAATCAAACTCTGCTTCTACGGTGACGTTAAAAAGGGCGCCACCCTTGGCGCTTTGCCGTTCAACGCATACGCGGTTAATCATTCTCGGCAGGATGCACAGTCCGCACTCTGCAAGTATTGGGGACAGGGTGTTATAAACCTCGTCGATCCCTCGGAAACTGTATCCCTGCTGCTGATTCTTGCGAGACTTGCTGATTCCTTCTTTGCTCAGCGCGGTCTGCACCTTGTTGATTGCTTCGTAAACTTTCATTTCGATTCCCCTGTTCGTATTCCTGTTGTTGACCCTGTTGTTGCCACCATTGCACCCCGCCGTCGTCGCTCATTGCTCGCTCTCCAAGGCTTCGTCGTTTTGCCAGTCGGCCATTGCCTCTGCCCTGTCGATTTGCTCCTGCAAGTAGTCGCGCTCCGGTGGGTTAAGCGGCTGATCTGGTACGTCGAACATGTCAGCCTCCGATCTTCCAGTCGAAGACGTAACCGCCGATCATCAGCAGTACCGAGACGACGATGCAGCCGATTGCCACGACTTTGTCGCCGGTATCCGGTGACGGCGCTGAGAAATGCCAGCTTTGTAGCCGATAGCCGATAGCCTCTCGGCTGGTGCGGCACATGCGCAGCGTGTGATTGCTGTTGTCCATGCCCTACTCCTTGTGTTGTTGACCTGATTTGCTACCTGGTACTGCCTGCGTGATTACTTGGCTGCCTTTGGCTAAACCGTTTTCATCCAGAAGCGCCTTGCTAGGGCTTTACGTCACGTTCGGCACGCCATCCTTCCCGTGAACTTCTGCTGCATTGGGATCTATTAAACACCATGTTTAACTAAATGTCAACACTATGTGTAAACACGGCGTGAAAAAAAGCCACCCGAAGGTGGCTTGTTGTGCAGCCTGTGGCGACTATTTCTTTTCTAGCTCACCTTTGAACGGTATAAGTTTTGGTTCTTGCTGCTTGGCTCCGTACCTCTCTGCGCACCTGTTTGCCAGGACATTGAACGCGTCATTCGTTAGGGCTGTGCTGGCAGCTTTCTCTAGGCACGATCCAAGGTCGTCAGAATAAAAAACCTTTTGGATACCCAAAACTACGATGAAGGCCAGGGCAATGCACGTCGTTATAAGAACCAGATACTCTTTGAACCATTGCATTGAATACATTTTATATCCTCTCACTCTGCTTATAGACGACCCGGCCAATGATGAAGACGTCTGCATGGCAGCGCTTCGGGGCGAACCGGCGCTGGTCTGCATTGTCTGAGCAGGCAAACCACTCGCCAGAATCTCGGCGCATGCGCTTAATCACCAGCTCGCCCTCATAATTCAGCGCGAATACCTCACCATCTAAAGGCGCGACATCGATGGTATTGACCACGACCAGGTCTTGATCCCAGAGGCTAGGCTCCATGCTGGCGCCATTGACGCGCACGGCAAACAGCTTGTCCGGCGTGAATCCGTGCTGCTTAAACCATGACGCCCGGAAGAATATGGGCGTGCCGTTGCCGTCTTCATGCTCTACCGCAAAGCCGCACACCCCGGCGCTGAGTTTGAATTTAACGCGCTGGATCGGCGTTAGATCCGGATGTTCTGACATGTTGATTTCAACGGTTGACCCGTCGTTAAACATGTTGCCAACGCCATCGATCAGCCAGCGTGGGCTGACGCCGTAGACGCGCTCTGCCTCAATAGCGCCCTCCTGGCTGACTCCCCTGGCCTCCCAGTTGTGTACCTGTTGCGCCGACTTATTCATACGGCGAGCGACGTCCGCCTGGGATTCGTCCCCTGCTTTGTGCTTCGCTGCGAGATATAGGCGCTTCATGCTGTCTTTCATGAAGTGCATTGTCGGACCGTTAAACATTTTGTTGTTATACACCACGTTGACAAATATGTAAACATGGTGTTTAATGTCGCCATTACGGAGGATTTATGGACGACAAGCAACTGATTGAAAACCTGGGCGGTGCTCGAGCTGTCGCGAAGCTACTGGGTTTTGATGATCGCATCGGCACACAGCGGGTTCATAACTGGATCAGCCGGGGCATTCCGGCCAAGGTAAAGCTCGATCACGCGAACATCTTTTTGATGGCCGCGAACCCCAAAAAAGCTGCTTGACCGGAGACTGGTCGATGAATTACTACCCGTTCCATATCGGGGATTACGCCAGCGCCACACGTCACCTGACATGGGACGAGGATATGGCTTACCGGCGACTGATTGACGCGTACTACAC